ATAACCTCACCCACCTCGAGGCGCTCAATTTCCTCTTTGTATTCCTGCAAACCCCACCCAAAAGTTTTCTGGGCATCGCCGGGATCTCCATCGCTTTTGTTTGCGCTGGGCACCGCCCAGGGACCCACGACGCCGACGCCAGTGATGTATCGGTCGACCGGCGGCCATTCTCGATAAACGGTTAGGCGACCCCGAATATCGACCCGCACCCAAATCATGAACCAATTCCTGCCAGAGCAAGGATCGACAATTTGGAAATTGGTTCCTTCCGTCGGTACGCGGTCGGCATCGACGACGTGGACATCATCGCGAAAACGCGGAAAGCGGGAAACACGGGATCGGGTCGCCACACCATAGGCCCGGCAGAGGATGGTTTCACGGTTCTTCCCTTCCAGCACCACTTTAAGCGATGGGTAGTTTCCAAAAGGATTTTCTTGGGTGTGGAAATAAATGATGGAGGCATTCCGGGCCAGCGGTTGCTGGATGAGCGGAACCATTTCGCACCCATCTCCGGTGATTTTGGGTAACAATTCCCCAGTGGCTTCCTCGGTGGTTACGGCACCATTGAGGATTGAGGCCACGGTGGGCGTGTACCCAGCCACCGGTGTAAAAGTGACGTGAAGCAACCCGTTGCGAGTCAGGAGTCGGTAGCGCAGCGCCTCCAGCCAGTCCGGGGTGACCAACTCATCCGCCCAGGCACAATCCAGCTCGGCCCCTTCCACGCTTTTCACGTCCATGGAGTAAAACTTGAAAACACACATACTGCCATTGGGCAGCACAAGCTTGTTTTCCGTAAATCCACCGCTCACCGAATAGTTGATCTTGGTCGTGGTGCCTTGGCGAAGCTTACCTGTTTCTGAGCGGTATTCCGGCGGCAAGTATTTGTAGATCAGACCCTGCTGGTTCTCTATGGAGCTGGCCTCGGTCGATTGCAGGCACCAAACCTTGGCAAAGTCCTTTTGAATCATCAGTTCCACGATCCGCTTGGCCGCCCTTTCGCTCTTCCCGGCTCGATTCCCGCCAAGGTTCCACTCTTCAATAACTCCGACTGGGTACTTTTCCCTCAACCGGGACCGTTCGGCATCAGCCCGCGCCCAGGAGACCGGTTCAATTCCGTAGCGCAGCGGGTCAGCTTTTTCCAACCGTATCCCTTCTTCCCGAGCCGTAATGAAAGCCGCAAGCTGATCGCGGGTAAAAATCCGTTCCCGCTCACCCACCCGAGCAGCGATTCGACCATCCTTGCGGCGGCCGATCAGCTCAACAATCGGGTGAACGGGATGCGGAGTCTGGATCATTTACCAGGGAATATCGTCAGCACCATGCACGGGGTGATCGGGTTGGCTCTTGGTGCTCGGCGCCGGGCTCTCAACGCGGGCCGTAGGCACCCAGGGATCCTTGACTTCCCCCTTGATATATTTCTGTCCTTCGATCTTGGAACCGACTTTTCCTTCGTTCACCCATCCGGCCAGATCAAACTTGGTGCCATTTGGTAGCTCAATGGATCCGGAATAAATCGGTTTGCGGGGATGATCTCTTTCTTTTTTGATGTTTTTAAATAGGACAAATGTCCCCTTGACTGCGGTGCTTTCGCTCATGGTGTTGTTGGGTTTGGTTGTTACTCGTGTGCTGAAAGTTTTTCGTAAACCCGGGCGACCAGTTCGCCAAACTCGGTCACGGCTTCCTCTTCAATGTCGGGGAATCGGGCGTGCAAGAGTTCATGAACGGTGCATTCTACGAGGGATCGGGTTCGTCCATTATGAGCCGCATGGATAACAATCCGGCGCAGGGCCTTGTCGGCCGATCCATCGTCGACAATCCCAGCGGTACGGCCGGGAAATCCAAAACCGATGCTCCACCGTTTCCCTAAGATGGTGACCGTACAGACGCGCTTGAAACTCATACAATGGGATAAGGAGCAACGGTGCGGGCTGGATGCGGCGGCGGGCGATCGTTGAGAGCAGACAACTTTACTAGTTCATTTTCCTCATGATGATTCTCTGCGGCTCTGCGCCTCGGCGCAAAAATTTGATCAAAGTTCTCCCTATACGATTTGGAGAAACAATTCCTTGGCGCCGATCCTTTTCCAGCGCTCATTCCTGATCCTCCTCATCAAAGATCTCGTTTCTGACCCGAGTTTTTGTGCGCTCATTTTCAGTAATGACCCAGTTTTTCACTTGTCCGTATCTGGCAAACCAATTTCCACACCCGCTATAAATGTTGACGACCGATTGATCGCCGCCGTCGACTTCTTGTCGGCTGGCAAAGATTTGGACGCTGTCAAAATGTTCACCAAGTCGTGCCAGGACATCGCTAATCATTTCCATATCTTGATTATCTTCGGCCGATGCGGTCACAAATCCTCCTTGGTAATTGACCAGGTTCCACTTGCCCAAAGGCGGATCTGATCGGTACGGAAATGCATCAGTCGGCCACCATCCTTGATCGCGACGCACCAGAGATCATTTTCCAGGGGCCCTGCGGCTTGCACATAAATGGCGCGGCCATCTCCCACCGGAGTGACAACCTCAAACGGTACTGTAAACTCATGGATCACTGTGCGCCTCCCTCAATTTTACGACAGGCCATGTATCCCAGCTCAAAAGACTGACGGAACCTCTCCATTTGATCGGTAATGACCGACCCATCGGCATTCACGGCACGGATGCCGTCGGTTTTCCAATAGCGCTTCCAAATTGGATCTTCTGCGTAGATCCCAGGGTTAGTAATCTGATCGAAATCAAACGGGATGGTATTCCGGTCAGTTTCAATCGATTTCTTTTTCCTGCGATCTTCGGCGTGGCTGTAGAGGGCCTCGCCAGATATTAGGGAACTCATAGGAATTCCTCCAAAGCATGATCCTCGCGGATATCGGCAAGAATGTTTTTGATCAGAAGGGCAACTTCCGAGTTGCGGCCGTGGTAACGCACGGCCAGTTCGTAATGATGTTGGTGGATCAAGGCGCAAATGCGTTCGCGCATTTCGTCGGCACCTTGTTTGTAGGTTGTGATGCTCATGGGGTGTGGGGTTTGGTGTTCATGCTGTGCGCAGGGAAGCTGAACGCATCCGTCCAAGAGCAATTCCAGACGGTTCACAAAATCGGATGTAGTCCAATCATTGATCAGCACGCGTTGATTGAAGAGGGCGTGATTTTCGCTGGCGTGGGACTCGACCGGTCTGGCGTCCGGGCGATGCACCCTGACAATCAATGCATCATGGCGCAGGAGAGCATCTAGTTCGTTGGGATAGCGCAAGTCATCGACCACGATCCGGACATCGGAATTCCAAAGCATGGCTTCCTCAAGTCGGCGTTCCCACGCTCGCACCCAAATATCATTTCCGATCAACTGGCGACCGTATTCGTCTCCAAGTAATTGCATGGCGCGGCGGGGGGTTTTTCCGCAAAGCAAGTCACACGGAGTTTCTTTAAACGGACCATCGATCTGGTCAAAGGTAAGCCCAAAATCGCGGAGCATATCTTTAATCGGATCGGCAAACCGTATCCGCCGATATCCATAGACCTCGACCAAATGATTGGCCGCCGTGGTCTTTCCACTACCAGCCGGGCCACTAAAAGCCACAATGCGGGGCCAATCGGTACGCATTGGTTGTTTTTTAGCGTTATACTCAGGCCGCTTGAATGTTAGATTCATCGTCGGTATTGGCAACATTGATGCCGGGGTTGTAGATCGGTAGCGGCGCAAGGCTCGTGCCATTGCGGGCCTCGTGCATTTTGTCCAGGACATGGCGCGGGGTGGAAATCCACCACAGATCGGTGGGAACCATGGGATTCAAATCACCAGGGATAAGCCCAAGGCGCTTACGAATCCTGCAAGCCTGCCATCGGATTTTTTCCGTGCTGACAAAATCGCAATACGCGGCAAAATGTGGCCCTTTGAGGAAATCGATCAGCTCACGCACTTCGGCCACTGATTTGTAGCCAATGGGCTTGTAGCGCCAATTCTCATTGACCACATGACGCCAGCGGCTTTCGGCAATTTCTTCGCCCTTCACGGCACCCAGTTCGCGCAGTGTGATGTAATCGAGCACGGCTTGCTCCAGCATGGCCAACATGAGCGCTCGGGGAGGATCCTCGATGAATTTCACGCAGCCTCCCGTCGCAAGTGACCCCACACCGAATGGGGATCGTGCGGTTCGATGTTCCGTTTTTTTAGGAAAGCATCACACGCCCGACGCATGGCAATGGAATCACCCATGGAAAGGTCGGCCGGAGCCGACTCGACGCGAAATCGAAGAGGTTTTCCGTTCATTGCGGGGGCAATTTCTTTTTCCTTCACGAGGCCTCACTTTCCTTGGCCGCCGTGTCGACCTTAAGGAATTTCTCGTGCTCTTTGTCCCAGGCGTCTCGCACCGTGTCCGAGGTGCACCCGAGGGCATAGAAAACCCGGGAATAAATACCCCCATTTTCAACAATGACCCTCGCTAGGATGACCGGCACGTTGAGCCCATCCGGATGAGCAATGAAATGCGGGCCACCCATGAGCACCCGGGCGATCTTGAATTTTTGATTTTCGGTGGTCATGGCTGGGATCAGGCAGCGTTTTTTTTGTAATTTGACTGACGATGCTCTTCGGCATTTGAGTAGGCGCTATCGGTGCAGGACAGGAACCGCGTTTTCTCACCATCAAATCTCAGATCGATGGTTCCCACCGGGCCATTACGCTGCTTGGCCACATAGAGCTTAGGAATGCGTCGACGATAGTCTTCGTTAGATTCTTTGCTTCCTTGAGGACTCATGTTATCTTCGTCCTTGTTTCTATGCATGAGGAGGACAATGTCGGCGTCTTGTTCGATTGATCCTGATTCCCGCAAATCCGAGAGCTTCGGCTCGCCGCGACGCTCGGCCTCACGGTTCAACTGGGCCAGGGCAATGATTGGAATGTTTAACTCCTTAGCCAGCGTCTTGAGCCCTCCGGTGATGTCGGCGATCTCTAGGGCGCGATTAGCATCGCCCCGCTTTGACGGGCACCGCATCAGCTGCAGGTAGTCGATCACGATCAGGCCAATCCCCGACTGCATCTTGAGCCTGCGGGCGCGTGCCCTAAGCGCGTAGAGCGATAGGGAAGGAGTCTCATCGATCCAGATGTTCTGCTGGCTGACCGTGCTACCGGCCGATGTGATCCTGGGGAAGTCCTTCCTGTTCAGAAACCCATCACGCACCCGCTGGAGGCTGACATCAGCCGTCGCACAGATCATGCGCTGGGCCATCTCCATGCCACTCATTTCGAGACTAAAGAGCGCCGACCCATGGCCCTGCACTGCGGCCGACTGCAGGATGTTCATGGCAAAAGCGCTCTTGCCCATGGAGGGACGCGCCGCTAGTACGATGAGCTGACCTCCTTTGAACCCGTTGCACATACGGTCCAGGTCGACAAATCCACTGGGCACGCCAAGCACCCCAGTGCCACGCGCCTTGTACGCGCTCTCAAACTGATTGAGTGCCTGATTGATAAATTCCTTGGCAGGCTTGAGTAGCTCGTCCTGCTTTTGAAATGAGGCCCGAAGATTGTAGAAGGCCTGCTCAACGTCATCGAGCATCTGGTCGGGGTTTCCCTCGTCAGCATGGGAGCTCGCCGTGGCCATAATGTCGTGGCACGTTTTCCAGATTGTCATGAGCAGGGCCTTGCGCCTTACCTCGTCAACGTGCTCAGGAAGAATTCCCATTGTCGGGGCGGCTACCGCAATCTCAGTGACGCCCGCCACCCCGCAACAGGCATCGATGAGATTCCGGTCAATCAGATGTTGGGTAACACTTGCCAAATCACACCCCCGTCGCTGATGGAACAGTTCCATGAGCGACTCAGCAAGGGTGCGATGCCCTTGCCCTCGGAACGCCTCTGGCCCAACATTCCGCTCAATCACAAACGGAATTGAGTTTGCAGGATCCTGCATCATGCATGAGAGCACGATACGCTCGCTCTCAGGAGATGGGTTGGGAAGTTTGTCCAAGAGGCTCATGCGGCCTCCTCGTTCTGATTGGCATGGATGGCGTCGCTAATCTCGCCGACCAACGCAGCGTGCTCAATGACCTCGGCCTGCACGCTGGCAGGTAGGAGGCTGAATCCGCTTGGAAAATTGGCTCCATCAATCCCATCGGGGAAATTCTGCGGATAACGGTCGATGAGGATCTCACGCCAGTTCGATGGAACCATAGGTCCCGCCGCCCTTTCTTTTTTTTGCGCGTATTTAAGCTGATCCTCCCAGCATCCGGCAGAAAGCCAGGTCGCTGGGTTTTTCCACTCGGGGTAGAACTCATTGCGACTACGGGCCTGCGCCCGATCCACTTCCTGCAGCCGCACGGCTTCAATAAGCACTTCAGTCGCTGGGCGATGCTTAATCCTCCCCCATGCTTTCCATGCCCCGCGCTTTTCTTTTTTTTCTGGGTAGGCTTTCCAAAAGGAAAGAAAGTCAGCAGAGAGACCTTGATCTGGATGGGAGCGATCTGAGTCTTCCCACTCAGTCAATGTTTTTGGATCGTCCCCACCGGGGACTATAGGGGTATTATTCTTACTCTTATCTTTCTCTTTCTCTGGTCCCACTTCTGCGTGGACAGAAACAGGATGCTTGTCCGCTTTTCGTGCGGACATTTTGCGGACAGAATCCTGCGCCCTCTTCTTTGCGCTGGTCCCATTGTTCTCGTCGTAGTCCTTCATCATCAATGAGTTGCCATCAATGGAAAGCCACTCGACAGAAATCATTGCCGTGGAAAATCCCTTCCAGCCGATCATTTCGTCCAAGATTTCGGGACTGTATCCGACAAGCTCACCATTCTCAGAATGCGTGTCGAATAGCGACCAGACGGCGTGCAGCGCTCCAACTGTGCGAAGTCTGTCCGCTTTTAAAGCGGACGAAATGCGGACAACTTTTGGATTGGTGGAAAGGTCGACCTTCATCTTGATCCAGTGGCTCATGATTAGATCCTCCCCTTGGTACGCGGCCGCGCTTCGCAGACGTACACGCCAGCCTGATCGGCTTCTCGGCAATCTGGCATGATCGTTCCCTTGCACCAGGACGAGCTATCCGCCACTCGCACCCGCAGGACATCGGTTTCCCCTGGTCGACGTGCCAGGACGAGCTTTGGATTTGGCAGTGACGCTGCCGTGCAGATTAGGTCACCGGCATTGAGGCGCTCGCGGATCTTGGCCAATCCCGCAGCATTGATCCTAATAAATCCCTCATCGCGGGTATAGTCGCGACCCAGTGCAAGGACGGCCCGACGAAACCATCCAACATCTTCGGCATCGATGCCGAGCTGTTCCCCGGCCCCGACTTCGGAATAGGTTATACCATCTCTGGGTGATGCTATTGGAATCGCGGGGCCGCTAGTCTTTTTTTCAACTGGCTCTGGAATAGCCGATACAGGCACTGTGGGTTCCTGTGGCGCATTCTTTTTACCAAATAAGGTGGAGAGTGCCGAGAATGCACCCGACCCTTCTTTTTTTTGAGGTGTCATACGTCAGAATGTGATCTGGCGCTTTTTGAAAAGGCGCTTTACGGCATTGGTGGATTTCCATCCGAGTAGTTCGGCGAGGGTGGGTTCGCCGAGTGGCTTTTTTGTTTTTTTCTGGTAGCAGGGGCCGTTATGTCGGTATGACAGATGGCGAACCTTTTCCAGCGTGGTGGTGTGGTCTTTGGTGTTCATGGAGCGATTAAAATAAAATTTCTGAGATACCGATCAGTCGCGGTTTTTGAACCGAGGCTTGGATCGCGACCCCCTCCCCCCCTTCGTGGATCGGGTTGCCTTTGAGTTTGATGCCGGGGGATTGGGATCCGCTGCCGGGGCATGGGCCTTGGGTTTTCTGGTGGGTTTCTTCACCGAAAGTGACGCAGGATCCGACGCAGTCGCCTGCTCAACAGAGTCCAGTGCGTCGGAAACAACTGATTGCTCATCAGTTGTTGGGGTTTGTATGTTAATTTGTGCCTGGTCAATTTGACATACAAACTCGGCAGCCGGGTCCGCGGATACCTGGGCGACCTGCTCCATCCAGGCATCCGGATCGGGCGCAGGCAGGTCCGCTATTGGATTGATATTCTCTCCGCCCAGATTGATTCCAGAGACCTCCTCAACGATCTCAGCATCGATGACCGGCAGATCATCAAGCATCCGCTCAAGCCCCGCGGCGACTTGACTCTGCTCCACTTTCTCAACTCGGGCCGTCACACCGCCGGTGAGTACCTGACCTTTATCGATCAGAATGCCGACTGCCATCGATAGTTCACCTGGCTTGATTGACCCGTCAGCGATGATCTCCTCGAGGCGCTCGACTCCCAATGCTGCAACCTTCAATGCTCTAGCACCTAGTTCCTTTCTATGTGTGTCAATAGTGGAACCCTCGCGGATCATCACCGCTTCAATCGTCCGATGGTGCAGTCCGGTAAGTCGTTTGATCTCACGGATGCCAGTTCCCTGACCTAGAAGCTGAACCGTGATTCGATAAAGATCCGGACGCTGAGACATCAACCGCTCACCAGTAGACGCTCCGGTAAAAGCAGGAGAACCTACTTTTTCTAAAGCCATCTCCTCCTCAGAAAAAAGAAGAACCGGGGATGACGGATCTTGAGTATCCATTACATTCTCGACCTCCAGAGTCCGATTAAAAAAAAGAAAAGGGCGGCGTACAGGGACGCCTCGATCAGGTTGGTGATCATGCCATGTGAGAATGTATAAACCGTTCCAACGCACTTTCAGCGATGCGGTAATCCTTTGGAGTTAGGCGAAGAATCTCACCGAATCGCCCGTCAGCTACCCAAGTGCGTATTGTCTTGGTGGAAAGCGATAGGCGCTCAGAAACCTCCTTGATGCGCAGATAACGCTCACCGGCCTTTGGCATGGCGCTCACAGGCCACCTCCTGGACGAACCGTGGACTGGATCTTGGGAGAGGATCCCGAGAACGGACAAGGACGCGACTCGTAGCGGACAGCGCGGGCGTACCAGGACAAGAAACGGCGCAGGATATTCATGCCAGCACCTCCGCGCTTGATTGGCCAAGGCCCAGCCACCGAAGGTCATCACGCCAAACGGCCTGAGCCTCTAGAGCATTATGGGTAAATGTCCTCAACGACCCGTCGAGGGTGATTCTATAAAAAAAAGAAACCGGCGCCGCGACGGCGGCTCTAAGCAACGGACCAGGCACAACTTTCTGCATGATCAGGCGGTGACGACCCTTGCGGATCTCCAGCTCAATGATCTCGCGGTTCATGGTCAGCGAGTGAAGCGGGAGATTGCCCACGCCAGGACATCGGCAAGTTCATGTCGACCGATGATTAGGACAGCGGTAAAAACCGCAAATGCTAGGGCGATCATGCGGCCTCCTTCTGGCTGTACGCCGCGCCGTTATTTTGATCTTCAGCAGCGCGCTGTGTCAGGATCTGACGAATGATCGTCGACCGGTTTGTGCATTGTTGTTTTGCCTGCTCGTCGAGCCACTGAACTAGTGCCAGTGGTACTCCGGAGGCCGCGACGGTTTGTGTGTTTGCCATAAGTATTTTGCTTATGGAAAAACCTTTTACAGACTCTCACAGAATTTCACAAGTAAATCTTTTACAGATTTTCACAGACTGGGAAATAAAGACTTTTAATGCTTTTGAAATGTGTGATGATGAATTGATGAAAGAACCTAAGAAAAGAGTGCTGGGAAAAGACTCCACTCAAGTTGGATTCTCTATTGAGAAAGACCTAGTGACTCGCATCGATCAACTTGCACACCGCGATTGCATCAGCCGATCTAGCTGGATGCGGGAGGCATTAATTCACGCTTGGCGTGAATCCAAAGAATTTAAGCGCACACCATTGCACGGATATTTGATTACACCGATTGCATTGACGCCTACTACATTAAAGAAAAGTAAGCGTAACTCGTTGAAAACCAACAACATGGGGGGGGGGGGGGGGGGCTAAGTCCTCCTGACCAAACGATTCGTCCAACGATAATTGCCGGATGACCCACTTTCAATATACACCTGACATCATAGACCACAAGCTCATACATCTGAAAATCCTATGAACAAACTTCTTAAAATGAATCGAGAAATTTTACAATGAAGGCTTCACATCTCATTTTACTGATTGCCATTTTGTGTGCAGTACAAGGACAAGCACAGATTACTTCGATCTCCCGCTCCAGTTCATCCGGAGGCCTTGGAGGAGTCACCACCATCGCCCCATGTGGATCAGGGTATTCCTACGCCACCATCGGTGGACCCAATGGCGGCACTTGGGGAAACGTCCAGGTATCCCCGGGAGCGCAGGTCAGCATGGCCGTCAGCCCATTGGGAGGAGTGCTGCCCATCGTCACCCCAGCTCAACCCATGTCAGCACCCGATCCGCTCATGGTTCCACAATACATACCGGTACCCATATCGATGCCGGTATATACTCACAACCAGGCACCACGGAAGACTGCTTCCGTGGCCGTGGCCACTCCCACTCAAAAACGCATTTCAAAAGCCCAGCGTGATGCCACGTTGGCCGAATTTAATCAGCTATTCTACGGCATCGCGCCGAGTGATCGGAAACAATTTTGGGATGACTTCTACGCTGACTGGAAAGTTGCACCAAAAACGCCGATCCCCACCGAATACATGATCCCATACCTCAGAATGTGGAGCAGGACACATGGCATTGACATCTCCAAATCCGACGCAAAATCCGACGCAAAATAAAACGGACAGAGGTAGCTTTACGATTACGAATGAGATGCTCTACCAACTGAGCTAAAGCGGCGTTGACTCTGAAACTGCTGTTGAAACAACTGATTCTACTCTGTAAATAGTGCTTGCAAGTGAAGAGAAGGAAGTGGAAGCTACGGGAAGCAAAACCACCACCAATCCGACGCAAAAAACGACGCAATCCAATCCACGACCATGACTACTGACGCAGCAGCAAAATCCGACGCAAAAAGCAGCAAGGGCAAGGATTCCTTTTCTCACGGGGGCAAAACGTATCGGTTGATTCGACGCAATGGAAGTCCCTTTTACAATCTGCGATTTGTCCAACGGGGCAAGATTGTGGCCCATAGCTTGAAGACCGACATTCGCCATGTCGCGGTCGCTAAGGCCATCACATTTTTGAAGGCCCTTGAGGAGTCTCAGGCATCGGGCGACACCACGCGGCTCGACCGCCTGCGAACTAAGAGCGACTACTGCACTATTGCCGAGATCGCCACGGCGTGGAAGCAGTCGATCCCCACGCTTCGGATCGCCAAGCGCACCGCCATGGACTACATCGGCCAGCT